GAACCCCGGGGTGGTAACAAACAAGGCGCGGAACCCTCCCAGTCGCGGGGAGGTGGTCTCCAACAATCAAGCGGCAGCGGGACCTCCGAAGGGAGGCCTGCCTCGAGGCGCCGATGCAAGCCTAAGCGTGGCACCTCGGGGGCAGTCAACCATGCCCTTATTGACGCCCTCCAAAGAGTTCGAGGCGATCGCGATGCTCTACGCGATCAGCTTCGAGAGACAGAGGCCAAGACCAAGAACGAGTTCCCGATGTGGACTCCGGCCAATGTTTCTTCGGCGTACGCCAATGCTAAGGCGATCGACATTCAGTCGCCCGAAAATAGCGTTTGTTCGTCCGTCCGATGCTCTTGGGGATGGAAGACCCATGTCTTCCTGTTCCTCTTGGCAGCAATCATCCCCGGTGACAGTTTCTTCGGCCTCTACGTACTGTCATGCGCTGCCATTCTCCGAATCCTCTACTTGTTCCTGCGCGTGTTGCTCGGAAGGTTCGGTTTCTTGCCTGACTGGAATCACCAGGCCCAGCTTCGAGCCATCATTGGTCTCCGATCTGGATCTGAGGTTTTCAGGCGGGTCAGAGTCCGCACAATACCCAACGGACCTAAGGAAAGCTGGGTGTTGGACGATGAGGTCTGCTCTGATCGGGACCTTAGAGTCACCAACCAACGACACGTGAAAATGGCCATGCCATCTTCATTGTTTAGCTATGAAGTTGTTGAGGAGTACTACACCATCGCGACCTATTACGGAAGCGAGTTCCTGGATGCTTGGTTCGGGTACTTGCCCCTTAATTTTGGTGACAGTACAGTAGAATTCATTTCGGAGGAAAATAAGTCCTTGAGCTCAGTTCAAATTCTCAAGGCCTCGGCAGCTCTTTTGGCCGAGTTAAGTGACTCTGACCTTTTTGGAGTCAACATAGACCAGGAGGTAGCCCATGACAGGATCAAGTCAAAGCTCCGGTCTGTGAAGAACGTCAATTTGGACAGATTTGGTGAGCTTTCAGACCAAATCTATCTCGGCACGGAATATCTGGCCCGTTGTCTATGGAAAGACCGGACCAGAACCATTGCCGACCTGCCCTCTTTTTAAAACTCCC